TATTACCAATAAGATTTGCCCACCATTGTGGATCAATTATATTCTTGAACCAAATAACAGGTGTCAATAATAATCTAAGAAGTTTGATCATTATCCTTCATTCAATGTGCCACGAGATCTACGAAGTTCTCGTAGTTCCTCAAAATTTTTATTCTTCGTACCACCATCATACGGCCAGGCATATCCCTCACCAATCATTTGTTCGTTGAGTGATACATTATCATCGCCAACGTATAACCAACCAAGCAACCGACCATACTTACCCATGCCACCTTTGAGTTCAGTTCTAATAATGAGTTCATCGTCTCCTGCAATGGTATCCTCCAATTGTTTTTTCAACCAGTTGGTCGCGTCGATTCCGAGGGCTTTTTCTTCGAGGTCTCTTGTTCGTTTTTCTGGCGTATCGATTCCCGCCACTCTAACTCGCTCTTTTTTGTAAAGATCGAATCCGAGATCAATGGTAACATCTATCGTATCTCCGTCAACTACTCTATTTATTTCCGTCACTCGGAAGTTGTAACAACTCTTCCTGCTCGGTGGTACCATCGCTCCCATGATCTATCTCCATGAATGATTCTATAGCTGTATTTATAGCATCGGAAGGATGAGTCATATTTTTCTCTATTTCTTCTCTTCTTTGATTTCTAATAAACATACCTTGTATTGCTGTCCAATGATGAATGTTATAAACATCAAGGTCACCTCTCATCTCTTCTTTTGGTAGAGTAGGTTTAGGTTTAAGAGGTTCATCAAAAGGAGGACAATAAGTTTCTCCCCCATCCAAACGAGGACTACAAGCTTGTGCTGCAGCACACCATGCTACTGCACCAATAATACAAGTTGCATAAATTTTATTCATTTGGCCAGAAATGATCGAATCTTAATATGTAGTATATCACAATACTAACACAAATGACAAGTATTGCAATCATCCATACAATACTCCAAACAATCATATCATTGACATTGCATGTTGTAGTTCTTTCGCATGCTTCAATTCATCTTCTGCTATCTCTGCTATCTTCTTATCCTCTGGATGCCATGCGTTATACTTAACATAAGTTTCATAAGCATGTGCTTCGATCTTCATGTTAATATCATAAGCGTTAATAGGATCGATAAGATAGTAAGCAACCATGATCCAATAATAAAGTAGAACAAGATGCTTGGCAAAGAACCTATCAACCCAGTACTTATTGCCCTCCCTAAGTTCCATTTCTTCAAGGTGTTCAGTTTCATTGAGTGCCTGATAGAAGTGTTCTTTCATTAGGTATATGTGATCCTCACCTCTAAGTCCTAGTGACTCACGAAAATGTAATACACTGATAAATGAAAAGTATGGTGCTCTTGCAATAACTTCTAGCACCCAGAACCTTTGAAAATCTCTACCTCTGTAGAGAAAATCTATGATAGCAATGGTGGTGTCTAACACCCATGTATTGAATTGTTTCATACCCAAGCATAATATGTGGACAAATAAATTGCGATACCAACTGTTCCAAACAAAATACATGATGATCTGATTGGTAAGTCTTTCATAGTACCTCTTTTTCTCTATAAGTATTTATACTTATTTAATCTCTCTGTCTCCAATCATCAGACCTGGTATTTCTAAACCAATCTGCTATATCATCTGCACCATTAAATCCTTTCTTATTTGACTTAGGATCTCCTATATCCAAATACTTTAAACAGGATCCATCTTCATCTGTTGCCATCCTCCTTGCTATGCTTATCATTCCTCTAGCTGATGTATTTGCCCTTGCCAATTTCTCTGCCCATATCATATCTTCTATCCCTACTTCTGTTCCTGCTGCAATAGATTTGCAGATGCCTTCAAGACGAAGACGATATTTTGTAGATAACATTTACTAATAGTATTGATAAGCTTGTACTATCTATTAGTATAGTAGATACCTTTTTATTGTGCGTTCGGATTTCAATAAAAATTTACTGATTCTCGTAAGGATTGATACTTTCTTTGGTTCGTGATAAGGTAAAATTTCCTTGAATCTATGTGTCATTGCCAATACTCATCTAATACATCAAATACTTTATTAAGATATTCATTCGCTCCATTACATTCCCACTCGCCCTTCTCTCCTATCTCGCACTTATAATGTAGTTCTCTTTTAAGTTGCATGAGTCTATTCGTCATTGCAACCTTGTCTAATCTTCCGTTCATTATTTTTCCTTGATACAATACTCTGCAGCATGCGGGTTATCGAAACCTTTCAGATCTTCCCTTGCTTGTTTTATAGCGTTATATGCATCCTCTGCGTACTCACATATTTCATAATGATGATTCTGGTTATCATGATAACCTACTGTGTAATGTGACATTTTAGCACCACAATTCTACTATACTAGCTATAATAGCATAGCATTTCAGTGTGTCGTTGTGTATCAATTATTGCTTTTTGCTGATATTAGTAGGTTGCTTACAACAATTCTCATCATGATCTTTTTGTAGATCATCTATAGCGTTCTTAATTGTAGTGATACGCTTTTTTGTTTGTTTTTGGGAGTTTTCCACTTCTGATTTTTGTTCCTGATGTCTCACCTTCACCTTTTGGATTTTTACCTGGATTGGATTTCCCTAGATTTGCAGATTTGTTTGGTTTCTTATTTTGTGTATCGTGTAGTCTTGCAGGTTTGTCTTTGTCTTTTGTGATGACTGACTCTTGACCATGCTTACGTCCTAAGCGACGCATTACTTTTCCGAATCTACGTTTTGACATTCCTTTGCCAGGACTTGTTTGGTATGTGACCTCACGACCTGTGCCTTCTTTGCCATCGTCGGATTTGTATTTATATTCTCCTACACCCTTTTTGTAACCAATACCTTTTTTCTTTAAATCTTTTTCGAGACTTTTACGTTTAGCTCGATTCGCTTTTTCATCAGATCCCCTATCAGCACTTATATTACCAGTCTGCTGTGTCTTAGACTTGGTTAACATACGTGTTGTAGGATTGCCTTCTACTAATTTGATGAAATCCTGATAATACATAACTTTTAAGTTTTCTTTTTGTGCCAACTTATTTGCAGTTGCATACATGACACTCTTAGCGTCATCCCCATATAGGCGATTGAAACTCTTCTTCTTGCGTTTCATCGCCATTACAATTTTCTCTGCCTTTTGATTTACGGCTGGCATTATCCACCAACTACTTGTATTTCTTCAAGTGCTATTGCATTGCCTGTGACTGCTACTTTAGTAGCACGCTTCACGACTGCTTGAGGTCCTGATGCGTATGTGTAATCAGCTGATGCACTTGATGAGTCTATGTCAGTACTAACGAAATTACCTACAACTGCAGTTATCTTTTTACCTGCAGTTCCTGCAGAAAGAAAATTACTATCAATAGCAGGTGAAGTACTATCATCTTCTACAGCAATAAAATCTCCCACTGAAAATGGATGACTTGATGATGTTTCATGTAGGTGTCTACCTAATGTATAATCTGCTGTTGAATCACTAACACCTTTCACAATCTTTGCATGACCTGGCTTACCACCTTTAAGTAGTAATGCTTGATCTTGAATCAAAGTAATTGCAGGTCCGTCATTAAATGCTACAGTAGCATCTCCTGCGGTTGCTATAACACGATAAAACCCAGTCTTTACGACTTGGTATTCTGTGGCACCTGCTGCGATTGCGTTTGTGCTTAGTACGTTAAGAACTGTCATTTCTTGTCGGTTGTCTTGTCTTCTGTATCTTTATTTATATTTTTTAGCATCTTCTGTAGATCAGTCGTGCTTCCTACAAAGAGTGCATTGGTAGTATTGTTAGTCACTTTCTTATCTTCTGCATCTAACTCTTTCATCTTTCGTTGTAAATCTATAAGTTTCTCAGTAGTATCTGCAACGTTTTTAATCATTAAAGCAGCAACCTCATATGCTCTAGGGTGATCACTGCTCTGTGCAACCTCTAGAATGCCATCTACTGCCTCTTGTCCTTTGGATACTAGATTGTGCATGTGAGCACGTGCAGTCTCATAGTCATGCTTTACATCTTCAGTCTGACTCTTTTTAAGAAGAGGTTTAACCTTATCGACATGCTTCTTTAAATCACCTTTCGGTTCTTCTCCAAATGCTTTGTCTAGTCCAGAAAATTCCATTAGATTGCCTCATCCTGTCCACTTACAGGATTGTATTTCTTCATGTCAGTAAACTCAGAGTATATCTCACCGAATCCAAAGTCATCATCAGATTCTAGTAGAGCATTATCAGCAGCATTAACTATGAATACATTTGATCCTACACTATGAACCGTAGGAGTTGACTTCTCATATCCTCTAATAACACTTAAATTATTACCAACCTTATTAGTGACTCTCATAAGTTCAGCACCAATGTATATGTTGTCATATTGATTAATACCAGAAGCATTAGCAACTGAGAAACCAGTAGCAGTTTTACTAATGGTAGCAGAGAGAGTTGTTGCTACTGTGCCATCTCTATCAATAGTAGATTCTGGTTGTACAGTATATCTTCTTGCTCTTGGTGCAGTGTTTATATCTGTATTTGCATAGTAATCCACTTGAGTTTTTCTGACAACTTTTGCATCTGTGACAGGACCGTAAAGATATGTCTTAGCGGTAAATTGTAGTGTGTATATAATTGCTCTACGAGTTGCAAAGTCTCCTTCATAGTCATCTTCATAATCTATACTTTGTAAAACTATAGGTACGTCTTTTGTTTCTCCTATTGTTGTCAATAGTTTTACAGATAGATTATAATGAGGTTGAAATATAGGTAATATCTGTTCTATAATTTGTAAACCATCATCTTGATTTTTTGATATAATTGCTACTTCAAATCCTATGTTATAAGGAACAGGCATGTAAGCATTTTTATTTTCGTCTGCGTCTTTCTTAAATTTAATTTTTTGTGTAGGTGATACTTTTCTTGAAGAATCGTATTCAATACCACTTATCTCAAATGATAATCTTGGAAGAGTTATCTGTACTCTTTTGTTTGTAGGATCAGGGTTCTGATCTAAACGTGCTAAAAATTTCTGTTTAGGACCATAAGCAAGAGGTACTTTCATGACCTCATCATTCCTTCGGATCTCTATATTATTAAACAGAGTTCCAAAAGATACAATTGTCTTACGAAAAATTTCGTTGTATGAATAAGTTCCTAGCATTAGATTGTGTTGTCAGTAATAGATCCAACTGAACCAAATGGATTTGCTTCAGTAAAGTCAATGATCTGGTTATCAAGTGTTTCAAAGTCATTGTTTTGATCGTACTCAAGATTTTGATTATCGATCGTATTATATGTAGCAGTTGTCCAAGATGCACTAGATGTTCCACCAGTGACAGTCTCAGGAACTGTAAATGTACCAGAACGATTAATAACGATCAATGTTCTAGTAGCAGCGTCAAAAGACTTAACTTCAGCAGTGACATTAGATGTACCACCAGTAATAGTTTCACCTACTGTAAAGGTGCCAGTGCCACCTGCTACAAGACCAACTGTAATCGCATTTGCAAATGCAGTCTCGATTGCATCGAGTTCTGTGATACCTGTGTTGATCTCCTCGTCGCTGTACTCGAATAGTTCACATTGACATTCCCAAACATAATTTCTACCTAACTGATAGAATGGTCTTTCTACTTCTACAAATTTGATTTCAAATAAATGTTTGGTTATTGGGAACCAAATTAAGTCCCCTTCGTTTGGTCTCCCTTCGACGTTAAGCGTGACACTGTCGTCCACATGCTCTTTAAATTTCTCACGGGAGAATATAAAAGTTGTCTTGTCTTCAATACGGATTCCAAATTTACTAAGTAGCTCACCTTGTCCTTCCCATCCTTCAACATTATTGACATATGCTCTAATTGCTTTCGCACTTTCAAATTTTCCATCCGAGTCTTCTTCAAAGACTGAATCTTTGTTGACAATAGTTCTCGGAACATAGTAAATGTCTTGCCCATAAATCTCGATACTTTCTACTACTAGATTTTCAATAAATTTTTGTTCTTGTGAGGATGCGTTCGCTTTTAAACGTCCTGCATTAGAATAATCTGACTGAACGTAATCCTGAGCTGGTGTGTTCTTAATTGCCATATTATCCTATTAGATCTAGTGGTGGTATTTCATAGCGATCACGAATATCTTTTTCAAGATCTTCCTTGAATTTACTTGCGTCTTCAAGGATTTGACGACCGTTAAGAGTCACCCCACCTAACATTTGAATACCATCATACTTGCTAAGGTTCCTACCCCATTGTTGTTGGAATAGTGCCTCAACATAATCCTTTAACCAGTTGTCATTGAACATGTCAGTAAAGGTTGTAGGATCTTGACGCATAGTCATGTCTACCATTATATAGTCCCCGACTGTAAGATCATCCCAGTCGAAGTCTAAGTAAAGTCTGTTTGAATGCTCATTCCATTTAACTCTTCTATTTGCTTGAGAGTTAGT